GTCTCTTCGCAGCTTGCTGCGAAGGTCCTTCGTAATTACGAAGGCTGGTAATGCTTACGCATACCAAGGGTCTTTTGACTCGAGTCCACATGGAACCCTTTCGGTTCTTATCGAAAGGAAATTCTATGCGAGACTATAAATCAACTGAAGGATCATATGGTTATAAAGTAACCCGTGATCCAGAGGCTCCTTGTGCTAATAACACACTTGGTGAGTACTCGGGGAGTGGCTTCACTGCCTCTCAACAAGCACGCGCCGATATTCATATCGGCAACCATGTTAGCACAACACACTATTCAGCGTATAGCAGGTCGATAACCTTGCTACCGTTTGAATTCACCGAAGACCGAACTATCTGGTTTAAATGTGCTGGGGTATGGTACCCCACTCACGTTAAATACGCAGGTACTCGGTTTCCGACTGTCCAGTGGGTACAACTTGTATCCAGCGGAAGTGTGCATGCTCCGATAGTTAGCAATAATGTTATTGCTACCGCTCGGAACAACTGTCTGTCTAACCTTTCCTCATCAAATGTTGACCTTGGTCAATCTATGGGTGAGGCTTTCGCGAATGCCGGTCAATTGACCGAGCAAGGTGTGAAAGTTGGAAGAGCACTTCTCTACGCCCGTAAAGGTCGTTGGAGAGATGCAGCCTATGCGTTAGGCTTCAGACCTGGAGAACTCGACACTACCATTGCCGATAACTTTCTTGCCTTTAAGTTTGGCTTGAAACCTATCGTTAACGACATGATGAATCTGCATAGCAGTATTCAGTCATCTTTTAACGAACAGGACGCAGTGATGCGTGCTAAAGGTATTGGAATTGGCCAGAAGGGGTCCTATTGGGCCTCTTCACGTCACGTAACAGGAAAGATGGAGATGGGATGCCAGGTTGGCGTCTCATACAAAATCTCCGATCCCACTTTGGCAGGATTAAACGCTATGGGTCTTATCAACCCTTTTGCGCTTGCCTGGGAACTGTTACCAATGTCTTTTATCGTCGACTGGTTCTTATCAGTCGGAGACTATCTTAAGGGCTTATCAGCCCCTATGGGTCTCACTTACTTAGCTGGTTATCAAACCAACTTTGTGAACACCGATGCCACCGTGACAGATCGCTCCTGGGAGTCGAAATACACGGGTTCATGGCCTCGGCATACGATAAAAGAGAAAGGGCATTACCGGTCTGTTTTAACCGGTTTCCCTATGCAGTCCTTGTCCTATAATTTCGGACTTGGAGGTGGTCAGGGCCTTGTGTTATCGGCCCTCGCTGCACAATTAAGTGGTTCAGGACAAGTCATGCGCTAATCGAGCGCTGGTCCCCCTGTGAATCACTAACTTAATGGAGGCTTTCATGCCTGCACTAACTAGCATCACGGTACAAGACCGTGAGACAACACCAGTTGACCACATTTATGTTCCAAGCGCCCCTGACGGGGACGTACAGAACTTTCGTGTGGCATCTGGTGTTCCATTCGGTGCCGAAACTCTTTCGATTTCGTCACGCATAACCGCAACTGGTATCCGTAAGGTCCAGGTACGGTTGGTCGACCCTGTAATTGCAACAGAAACTATCAACGGTGTTGACAGTTCTAAGTTCCTCCGCGATGCTCGCATCACGGTGTCGCTTTCTTTTGCTGCCGAATCGACTTTACAAGAACGCCAAAACGCGGTTGGCAAAACTGCCAACCTGTTGTCAGCGAGCCAGGCCTTTATGAACCTGGTCCTAACTGACCTCGAAGGGATGTACTAACGTGAGCTTTTCAGGCTTACGTTGGCTTCTCTCTAAGGTGAGACTCGATAGCACATTTGCTGTCATGTTCTCACTTTGCGTTTTATTCTTTTTGACTATCGCTGTTATCCTAACAGTGATAAAACCCCCGAACGAACTCATTGTTGAGTCAGATCGGGACCTGTCAATTGAACGCGTAATTGAGGATGCACTTCCCTCTATCACTTTCATGTCGAAAGTGAGAGAGCTGTTTGCTCCCCAAAATTGATTAGTATAATCAATCTTGTAAATTTTCTCCAAAGGAGATATCGATGACCAACCCTAAAAGTATGAGGGGTGGCCCTACACGTAATATACGTGTTCAGGGTCGCAGTAAAAAGTTCAGGCAAAAGTCCTGCGCCAATTACATACCAGACCACATCGGCCTTTCTTTCCAATGTGAGCTCATTCAACTTGTTGATAGGCTTGCAGACGATGAAGGTTTCAAGGGTAGATACTTAAAACAGGAACTTCTTTCGAAATTCTGTGATACAAGTACTACTCCTCCAGATGTGCGTGCAGTCGCCACTCTAACAAAGTGGTTAAAGATTGAACGGCACAACGCGTCTACTAATCAGCGAATCCAAATTGGAGATGCTGATTTTGGATATGGTATTTCGAGTGATGCAATTCTTGCAAAAGCTCGTCACATTATATCCTCTGTACTAGGTGATCTTGAGATACCGGAATTACTTGCCGGTTCATCTCACACCAATGGTGCAAGTACACGTGTTAAGCGGAGCGTTTGTGCATCCGCTGAGAAGTGCACTGGCGAAGCACATGTTTCTTCTGCTGCCCTACCTCACTGGTCCCTTATGGCGATTAACACACGCCTTGAGGATCAGCCGGTAGTGTTGCAGGAGTCTAGTGTGTTCTTCACTGTCCCGAAAAATGCGGACATTGATCGCGCGGCTTGTAAAGAGCCCGAGATCAATATGTTCTTGCAGAGATCTGTCGGTTCCCATATAAGGAAAAGACTGAAATTGTTTGGTATAAATCTAAATGACCAAACAATCAATCAAAAGCTAGCCCGCGATGCATTGCATCGTGATCTAGCTACGATTGACCTCTCTGCTGCCAGTGATAGTATCACTCGACAACTCGTCTTTGAGTTGTTACCTTTTGAGTGGTACTTCCTCCTGGATGACCTTCGTATGAAATCCGTGAAACTCCCTTCTGGGGATTATCACACCCTAGAGATGTTTTCATCTATGGGGAATGGTTTCACTTTCGAGCTCGAGAGCTTACTATTTTGGGCGTTAACACGCTCAATTGCTCACTCGCTTGGTACGAAAGGCCGCATTAGTGTTTATGGTGATGACATCATATGCCCTGCCAAAATGGCTCCTTTCCTCATCCAAATATTTGGATGGTTCGGCTTCAAAGCTAACGCTAAGAAATCGAACTGGACAGGATCCTTTCGGGAGAGCTGTGGTAAACATTATGACCACAATCAGGACGTCACCCCGTTTTATATACGGGAACCGGTCAAAACTAAGACCGACATCATACGCTTACTAAACCGTCTCCTTGAATGGGACGGCCGTGGGTTTGGTTTCTTTTTGAATCCAGATTCTGCTTCCTTTCATATGAAATGGAGCAAAGCGATTCCTGAGATTCTGTGGGGGGGTATTGACACTGAAAATGTCACTGCCCTTGTCACAGGTCACTCTCCGAGGAGCAAACTAGCGCGAAGATCGCGCAGTATTGTTCGTCCGGAGACAGGAGCTCTACACCATTGGTTTACGGTGCAAGAAGGTAGCGGCAAAAGCCGTTTATCTTACGAAACCTCAGTCCAGTGGTCTTATCCCTTTAGGGAAGAGTACATGATGAACTCGGAAGTGTTACAGCGACATGAGAGGACACTTGATAATGTCCTTTTTGACCGCTCACGACCTTTTGAGGTTGACAGTAAGGTACCTACCCGTTATTTTATAACGGGTACACCAAACTTCAGTAGTTCGAAGTCTGGAGTATCTTACAGTGAACGC